CTAGCATCAGTAACACTCCCACTTCTTAAAGTGTGAGTTAACGGCTGCACGCTTCTGGATAAGTGAAACTTAATACCATAATAGTTTTGAAAGGAAAAAAATGAAAAGAAAATTAATGAAAATATTACCTAATAAAATTATTAGGTATAATTTAGTTATAATGAGCAAATTTCATATTTGCTTAATGGCTAGTTTTCTAGTTTTATGGTCTTTAAAAAAGGAAAATCACCCCAAGTGTTGAATGATATAAGTGCAAACAATCCACAACAAAAGGAGTGATCCACTTATGTATATTCAACAAGAATGTTTATTTTCCTTTGAAGAAATTTTGAAATTTCAACCAAAATCAAAACTAGAAATGATTTTATCCGAATTAAATTTTGAAAATTTAATTTCAGAATTTACTAAAAAACACACTTCGTGTGGTCCGAAAGGGTATCCTATTCGTGCATTGATTAATTCATATATAGCAATGCAAGTTGAAAGAATACCAACTTTAACAGATTTATCAGAGAAGTTAAAAACTAACCCAATTTTAAGATATAGTTGTGGTTTTGAATTGTTTGGCAGAACTCCATCTCCAGCAACACTTAGTAGATTTTTAGATAAAATATCTAAAAACAATGCTCTAGAAAATGAATTTTATTCTGTTATAGATGAAGCAATTTCTTTAGGAATTATTGACGGCACTGAGGTAGCAATAGATTCAACTAAAATTGATGCTTATGAAAAACCACAACCTAAGAAAAAATTGAAGAATGATGGTGTTTCTGCTAACTGGGGAAGTAAAAACGATACAGATGGTAATCAAATTAAATGGTTTGGTTATAAATTACATATCCTATGTGATTGTAAAAGTGAATTACCATTAAGTATATTATTATCACCAGCTAGCTACTATGATGGCGAATTAGCAATGCCTTTAATAAAAAAGTATCTTAATCGTTACTCAGGAGTTCTTAATACCAAATATTATTGCATGGACTCAGGATACGACCAAGTAAAAAACTATAATTATGTTATTAGCGAAGCTAACGCTACACCGATAATTGCTTACAACAAGCGAAGAGAATATGCTCCACCAGAAGGTTTTAATGAAGACTATCAGCCTATATGCTCTATGGGATATCCACTTACTTACTGGGGAAAGGACGGAAAATATTTAAAATATAGATGTCCTCATGCAGTAGGAAAACTAGAGTGTCTTCAAGGAACATGTTGGTGTAGCGACTCTGACTATGGATATTGTAAAAAAATAGATATAAATGACAATCCAAGACTTATTTATTATCCACCACGTCATTCTAATAATTTTAAATTGCATTATAACAAAAGGACTTCTGTTGAAAGATGTAATTCAAGATTAAAGGGATTGCTTAATACCGATAATCTGCGTTCAGCAGGAATACGCAAAGCAAAAACAATTGCTTTGTTAAATTGTATCGCTTTGATTGCAGGCACAATCTCTGTAAATCGTGTTAAAAATAATAAGTTATCTGTGGCTTAATGATTTGAAATTTAAATAGTAAAAAATAGGTGATTTATTTACCTAGCTTCGCTATCGGCTTTTTTTAAAATTTTTTAAAAGTTATCCACAGATTCAGATATTTCAATTATGAAATATCCTCAATTAATAAAATGCCAAACGGCAAATATATTTTATGTAAAATATTAAATGAATACGATAATGAAAAAGAAGCAGATTTAAACCTTGTAAAAGTTGCAACAAAAAAAATTACTGAAAAAGAACTTTTAAAAGAATATAATGAGAAAAAAACTTTATAAGGAATATATTTTATTAGCAAATTGAGAGGAGGAATTTTATAGAAAAATGAATGAAAACAAATTAATATATGAATATTTACAGAAATACTTTTCACCACAAAAAATAAAGCAACTTGTAGAAGAATTCTCATTTTCAGAACTTCGGAAGTTACTTGGTGAGATGGATATAGAATTTTTTGCTCTCTGTTATTTTCCTAAATACTTTGACCGCAAGTTTGGAAAATTCCACAGGGAGCTTTTTACTGAATTAAAATATATGTTAAACAATAAAGGGTTGATTGAAGCTTTTGGATTGCCGAGAGAGCATGGTAAAAGTACAATCAACTCTTTTTTATTTCCGCTGTATTCTACATTATATAATAAGTCACAATTTACATTAATTATTTCAGCTACAGAGCAAATTGCTATTCCTTTTCTTGATATGATTAAAAGTGAACTAGAAGAAAATCAAATGCTTATTGAGGACTTTGGTATTCAGAAAGGAAACAGATGGAACAATAATGAAATATGGATTAAGACAAGTGGAGGCATTGATTCATGTATAATGATAAGAGGAATTGATGGTTCTTTAAGAGGAATTCACTATAAGCAGCATAGACCAATGCTTGTACTATTAGATGATTTATTGAAAGACGATACAGCAAAATCAGAAACTAAAAGGGAGCAAGTAAAATCAACTTTTACTGATGTTGTATTACCAATAGGAACAAGGGATACAAATATATTAGTAGTTGGAACTATATTAAATGAAGAAGATTTAATGGCAGATTTATTGAAAGGTAAAATTTCAGGAGTCAGAAGTATTAAAAAATCAGCAGTAATAAGTTTTGCAGAAAGAGATGACCTTTGGAGTGAATGGGAAAAGATATATAATAATTTACAAGATGAGGATAGAATAAAAACTGCCTTGTCTTTTTTTTATGCCCATAAAGAGGAAATGCTAGAAGGTACAGAAATATTATGGGATGAATATTTGGATTATTATTATTTAATGTGCAAGAAACAAGCTATGGGTGAAAAATCTTTCTATAAAGAAATGCAAAATGATCCTAGAAGTACAGATGATTATATTTTCCAAGATATTAAATACTGGAGTAGCTTACCTAAATTTGAGGAAATGGAAATTGTGATGTATATTGATCCAGCAATTAAAGCAGGTAAAAGAAATGATTATTCAGCGATAACTATTCTAGGCAGACATAGGAAAACAAAGCAGATGTATATTATAGATGGTTCTTTACATAAGGTGCTTCCAGATGATTTATTTAAAATTGTTATTGAGAAATTAAAGATTTATCCAGTTGAAAAGATTGGATTTGAAGCTACACAAGCACAGAGTTATATGAAGCAGAAATTTGAAGAAGAATTATGGAAAGCAAAATTATATGCTCCTGTAGAAGCTATAAATTCAAAAGGACAAAAACATGAAAGAATTATTACACTTGAGCCTGATGTTAAAAATGGACATATTTTATTTAATTCAGTAAATGTACAATATAACAATCAAGTTAGAGATTATAATAAGAATTGTAAACATGATGATGCACCTGATAGTTTATATGGAGCAGTTCAATTGATTCAAGGTGTTAAGAGTTTGAAGTTTTATGATAGAGGATTGTTGTTTTGATATTGCAGCCTATACATAATCATAAGTGATTATACATTACTGTTAGCTAGTAAATTGCTAAGGACAGGCTACGATTTTTCATGATATTATGAAATCAGGATAAGGAGGGGTGAGAAATTATGGAAGAAAAGTATCTAGAAAATATATTGAATAGAGTTGGAAAAGCAACATTTATAAAATACTATTATGAATTTAAAAATTTAAATGAATTAAAGGCTTCTGACAGGACTGTTGTAGAGAAAATTGAAGAGAATTATACGTTGAAATCTAAGATGTCAAGAACATCAAAAGCAAAGAGAATTTTTAGAGAAGAATTAGAAATTAATGCATTAGAGATTATTATTAATTCTCCTAAAGTAGATTTATGTACTATTGAAAAAGCTAAAAAAATATTGTTAGAAGAACAAATTAAAACTAAATAAAATGTATGAAGTGCCTATATCAATGGATATAGGTTATTTTTATACATATTTTTAGAGAGGAGATGGTATTTTGCAAATAAACGAAAATTTAATATTACAATGTTTAAATGAACTAAATAAAAATTACATATCGAAAAAAATATATAAGGACTATTATGAGGGAAATCATAATATATTAAAGAATTACACAATGCAAGATAGTAGGAGTAACATGAAATTAGTATTCAATTATCCACGCAAATTTGTTGATAATGAGGTAGGTTTTTTACTAGGGAAGCCTGTAAATTGTATATCAAAGTCTGATGATGAAAATATTATAAATTCAATTGATATTAACACTAGTCATTGGGATAAGGAACACAATATAAATTTAAGAAAGCAATCAGAAATATTTGGTGAAAGCTATGAATTAAATTATATTAATGAAGAAGGGGAATTTTCAGCAACTATATTAAATCCATTAAATTGTTTTGTTTTAGAAGATGGAACTGCTGAAAGAAATGCTGTTCTTGCTATACATAAATTTTCAAAGCAATTTGATGATAAGGAATATCTAGATGTTTATACTGATTCGGAAATATTACATTATCAGATAGGAACTGTAAGTGAAACAGGAATTGCTTATTCAGAAGGAGAATTACAGTTTTTAGGCAGCCATAATCATATATTTGAAAGAGTACCAGTAATAGTGTGTCCTGCAAATTCAGAAAAGAAAAGTGGATTTCAGGACATTATTTCTTTATTTGATGCTTATAATGCTTTGAATTCTGATTTAGTAAATGAAATAGCAGATCATAGAAATGCTTATTTAGTAATTGAAAATGCTAAACTTGAGGAAGAAGACTTAGGTAAAATGAAAAAGATGGGAATTATTCAAGTGCCTAATGGTGCTAAAGTTTATTGGCTCACAAAAGATATTAATGATTCATTTGTTAAGAATGAATTAGATAATATTGAAAGAAAAATATATGACCTTATGGATGAGGTTAATTTTAATGAAAACTGGGCATCAAATACTTCGTCATTAGCACTTAGAAATAAACTTTTAAATTTAGAAAATAGAGTCTCAATGAGAGAAGCAATTATGGAAAAGGTAATTAGGCAAAGGCTTAAAAACCTTTTTGTTTTTTTGTCCAAAAAAGAAGGGAAGGTTTATGACTATAGAGATGTAGCAGTTAAGTTTACAAGAAATCTACCTACAGATTTAACTGGACTTGCGGATGTAATTGTCAAACTTGAAAATGTATGTTCACAAGAAACTTTATTAGCATTATTACCATTTGTGGAGAATCCAAAGCTGGAGCTTAATAAATATAAAAATGAACAAGAGCAAATTGAGGTGAGTAGCCAAAATACAATTAAAAATTAATTGAAGTTTAAAACAGGAATTTATTTTATGAATATGCTACAATTTATTAAAAGATAAATTAGAATTTATGGAGGTGACAAAATGAATATTAAAAAAATTGTAATTCCTGTCGTTGGAGTTGGTGCATTATTAACAAGTATATTATTAAAGAAAAAATTGGTATCAGATGTAACTAATGTCGTTTCTGAAGCAGTAACAGAGCCAGAAAAAGCATTTGGTGGTATCCAGTTGTCAAAGCTTAATGAATTAGCAAAAGAAGTTTATCATGGTTTAAGTTGTACTATTGATCAGAGTGGATTTTTAGTTTTTCATTCAAAATCCAATAGAGGTCATCAAACGTTTCATATACAAATGGCATTAGATGAGGCTGGAAAGTTAATAAATCTTGGTGGACATTATCCTGGGCAATGGTGGTCTTCTGCTGATGAATTTGCAAAAAAGGCTAATGAATTATTTACATTCAAGAAATGAATCAAAATAAACGATTAAATGTTAATATAAATTCCAATGTATAAATCATGTCCTAAGCAAGACATTAAACTGCTTTATTTTTATGCAAAAAATTAATATGCGTCTTTAGTTTATATGAGTTAAAGGGGCAAGAAGGAGGAAAAACATGAACATAGAAGAAGTAAAAAATTTCATTAATGACAACAAGGAAAGCGAGGAAGTAAAATCATATCTTCAGGACTTTAATAAACTTAGTGTTGAAGGTATAGAAAATTATGTAACAGAAGACGATGAAGGGAAAAAGTGGTTTGATTCAATTAAAGACAAACACTTTAATAAGGCACTTGATACTTGGAAATCAAACAATCTTACAAAGCTTATTGATGATGAGGTTAAAAAGAAATTTCCAAGCAAAGATGAAAAAGACATTGAAGTTGAAAATCTAAAAGTTGAGATTGAAAAAATGAAGCAAGAAAAACTTCATGAAGCTTTAACTAGCAAGGCTATAAAAATTGCTAGTGACAAGAATCTGCCATTAAATTTGGTGGATTTTTTTATTGCTCAAGATGAAGAAGTTACAGTTAACAATTTAAAAGTTTTAGAAGAAAACTTCAATAAAGAAGTTCAAAAGGCAGTTGAGAAACGACTTAAAAATGAAGGTTATAATCCACCAAAGGATACTTCAGGAAATACATTAACATTAGAATCTATTAAAAATATGTCTCAAGCTGAAATTAATAAGAATTGGGACAAAGTAAAAGAAATATTAAAGAATAAATAATGAAAGGATAAGTGATAAATATGGCAGTAACAAATTTTATACCAACAATATGGAGTGCAAGATTAAATGAGGGGTTCAAAAAAGCATTAGTTTATGGAAACTGTGTTAATACTGATTACGAAGGAGAAATTAAAGGAGCAGGTTCAACAGTTAAAATAAATTCTGTTGGAGCAGTTACAATTGATAATTATGATAAAAGTACAGGAATAAATAAACCACAAGAACTTGATTCTTCACAATCTACTTTAACCATAGATCAAGCGAAATATTTCAATTTTCAAGTAGATGATATTGATAAGGCTCAAGCTAATGTAGATTTACTTGATGCAGGAATTAAGGAGGCATCATATGGACTTGCAAATGTAGCAGATCAATACATAGCAAACTTCTATACAGAGGTTAAAGCAGGAAATACTATAGGGGATGATACAACTCCTATTGTTCCAAGTATTGCAAATGCATATGATTATTTAATTGACCTTGGAGTAATCCTTGATGAAAATAATGTATCTGAAATAGATAGGTTTGTTGTAGTACCATCATGGTTCTATGGATTACTATTAAAAGATCCAAGGTATACAAAAGAAATTGATATTATGAGAACTGGTTTTGTTGGGAATATTGATAATATGGCAGTATATAAATCAAATAATGTTCCTAATACATCAGGAGAAAAATATAAGATAATAGCAGGTCAAAAGTCTGCAATTTCATTTGCTGGACAAGTTGATTCTGTTGAAGCTTATAGACCAGAATCACAATTTAGTGATGCAGTAAAAGGACTTCAAGTTTATGGTGCAAAATGTATCAAGCCTGAAGGAATTGCTGTACTTACTGCAAATAGAAAATAATAAATTTATGGGTGTCCTTTTGGATGCCCTAATTTATTTTTATGGAGGTGTAATAGATGTGGTTCTTAAATAAAGAAACAGGATTAAAGTGGGAAGTACATAATAAAGATTTGATTAAAAGGCTTAAAACTCATGAAACTTATGAAGTTATAAAAGAAAAAGATGCTATTGATTATTCTAAAATGGCATACAAGGAACTGATAGAATTTGCAAAGACAAAAGGAATAAATGCAATTGGATTTAAGAAACATGAAATAGTTGAGAAACTAAATGGATTGGAGGAATGATTTATGCTTGAACTTATTAAATTATTGCTTGGAATAGATAGTTCAGATATATCAAAGGATAGTATTTTAAATCATTATTTGAACAAAGCAAGAAATATTATTTTAGGGTACTGCAATGTGGAATTATTAGATTCAAAATATGATGAAATAATAACTGATTATGCAGTTTACTTATACAAGAATAAAGATTTAGAAGGAATAGAAAGTAAAACAGAAGGAGAAAAAAGTGTAAATATACAAATAGGAATTCCTGAAAATATTAAAATGGCTTTGCCGCTTCCTAAAATAAAGGTTGGTGCATATTAATGTTTAATGATACAGAAATAAAGATATTATCAAATTCAGATAATACAACAATATTAAAAACTGAATATGCAGATGTACAGCCATTTTTAAAAACTTATACCTTTGAGAATGGCTTTAGTATTTTAACTACAATGAGAGCTTTTTGTGATAAAGAAAGCATTATAAATGAAACAGGCTATGTACTTATTAATAATGATAAGTATAAGGCTATAGATATTAAAATATGGGATACATATAAAGAAGCATTTTTATATAAATGTAAAAAATGATTAGGCAGGTGATAGTTATTGATAGGATTAGAAGATAACATAGATTTTTTTATAAATGAATTTGGTGAAAACATAGAACATAATGGAATTGTAGAAACTGCAATTATTAAAGATGCAGTAGAAAATATAAATTTCTATGATGAAAAGATAATTATATGCACATTTCCTATAAGTACAGGAAACATAGTGAAGTATAAAAATGATACATATTTTATAAATAGTGAAGTGGATATAAATAAGAATACATTTAAGGCTAGACTTAAAAAGAGCAATTACATAATAAAATTAACAGTAAATAATGAAATTAATGAATATCCTGTGTTACTTGAAACATCAGCACAAGGTGTAAATAGCAATAAATATTTTAGTGTTCCAGCTGGTCAGGCACAGGTTATGTTTGAAGATACAGAAGAATTAAGAAGTCTTGTTATGGTATATAATACTAGGTTTATTGCTTCAAAGACTCCATATAAAATAACATCCTATGATTTATCTATAAATGGATTTATAACAATAATTGGAGAAAAGGATACAGTATCCGTAGATGATGATTTAACAAATGAAGTTCCAAATAGATGGAGCAATGGTAATTCAAGATATATTATAACCAATATAAATGAAACAGAAAGTTTATCACAAGGAGAAATATTGAAAATAAGTCCACAAGTTTTTGATAGAGAGAAGAATATTATAATAGCTTCAAGTTTAAATTATTCTTCAAATAATACAGCTGTTGCAACAGTTAATACTTCTGGAGAAATTTCAGCAGTTGCTTCAGGCGAAAGTATTATAAAAATAACAGGTTCATCAGCTGTAGGATATCTAGTGGTTGGAGTAGATGTTATGCCAGTATCTATTGATAATCATATTATAAATATTTCAGGAAGTAGTACCATTGTTTTAAATGGACAACAGACCTATACAGTAAGTGTAACTAATAATCTGCCAGTAACATGGACTTTAAAAAGTGTATATTCTGGTGGAACAGCAGGTGGCACAATTGTAAGCCAAACAACTAGTTCATGTGTTGCAAAACGTACAACTACAGGTGCGTTTAGGATTATAGCAACAATTAAAGATACAAATAAATCACAAGAAATGATTATAAACTAGGCTTGAAATTATACAAGCCTTTATTTTTTTTGAATAAATTAAATGGGAATAAGAGAAAGGGGAATGAGTGTTATGGGTAACAATCACATAGATTATTTATTAAGTTTACATATTTTAAATGAATTAAAGGAGAAAAATTTAATTACTGAGGAGGAATTTATTGCTATAGATAATGAAAATAAAAAGTCCTTCAAAGTGGCTGATAATCAATACTTTAACTTGATTATATGTTAAAGCAGATATAACATGAAAGTACAAAAAGAATATAAAAATTAAAGAATTCTAAGGAGGATTTTTATGGCAGTTCAAGCAAAGAAAAAAGTAGTTGAAGTTATTCCAACCAAAGCTTATGAGCAAGCAAATGGTGAAGTTGTAGTTAAAAAGAAAAGGGTTTGTGCCTACTGTAGAGTTAGTACAAGCAATGAGGAGCAATTAGAGAGTTATGAAAACCAAGTAAGTTATTACACAAATTATATTCAAAGCAAATCTGAATGGAACTATGTAGATATATATGCTGATGAAGGTATTTCAGGAACAGGAACTAAAAATAGAACTGAATTTTTAAGAATGATAAAGGATGCTAAAGAAGGAAAAATTGATTTAATCCTTACAAAGTCAATTTCAAGATTTGCACGTAATACAATGGATTTGCTTAAATATGTAAGGGAACTTAAAGAAAGAGGCATTGCTGTATTATTTGAAAAAGAGAATATAAATACCTTAGAAAGTAGTGGTGAGGTTTTCCTTACCATATTTTCTTCCATAGCCCAAGATGAAAGCAGAAATATTTCAGAAAACTCAAGGTGGGGAATAGTAAAAGGCTTTAAAGATGGAAAGGTGCTTTGCAATACCAATAGATTTCTGGGCTATGACAAAGATGAAAACGGAGAATTAATTATAAATGAAAAGGAAGCCGAGATTGTAAGAAGAATTTTTAATGAATATCTTGAAGGCAAGAGTTTTGTTGGCATTGCTAAAGGACTTGAAAAAGATAATATACTTACAGCCGCAGGAAATAAAAAATGGTGGGATTCAACAGTAGCAGGAATATTAGCAAATGAAAAATATTGTGGAACATTATTGCAACAAAAAACTATAACTATAGATTTCCTTACACATAAAAGAGTTAAAAATAAGGGGATTGATAAACAATATATGATAGAAGATAACCATGAACCAATAATATCAAAAGAAGTATTTAATAAGGTTCAAGAGGAACGAGAAAGAAGGTCAGTAAAAGTAGGAAATATGCCTGATGATAGAATTAAGTATTCCAATAAATACCCTTTCAGTAGCAAAGTAATATGCGGAGATTGTGGAAGCGTATTTAGGAGAAGAACTTGGAACAGCAATAATACTTCAAAGAAAAATGTATGGCAATGTAAAACATATATTCAAAAAGGAAAAGCAGTTTGTACAGCAAAATCAGTAGATGAGAAAGTCTTAGAAAATGCATTTGTAGATGTATTTAATAAACTAAAAGAGGACAGTGAAGGCTTTGTTGAGACATTAGCTAAAAATATAGAAAAGATATTATTAAAAAGAGCTGAGAATACTGATTTGATAGAAACAGACAGAAGGATTCAAGAATTAAAAGAAGAGTTAAAAGGAATTATAAAGTTACAAACTAAAGGGCAAATGGATGAGGAAGTATATAATGAAGAGTATTCTAGAATTTCAAATGAATTAGAAAGCTTAAGACAGGATAAATCTAAAATTGAAACAGGGAACGAAAGTATAGAGCAATATAAAGAAAGAGTAGATGAAATAATAAAAGTAATAAAAGAGCAGGAAGGCTTGCTCACAGAATTTGATGATAAAATATTTAATGCGTTGATTGATAGAATTGAGATTCTTGAGTCAACGCATTTTGTTTTTGTATTGAGGAATGGGATGAGGATTGAAAAAAGAGTTTAG